CAGTAGCAGCACTTGCCAGGGCCTGTTCCATGACCACCAATTTTAAATAGGCAGGATTCTGTTCACTCTTGTGGAACTGTGTGGTGCGACGATGTTCAGCTATGAGAGCACGCACACGCTTGAGCATGCCACGAGCTTGAGCAGGTGTCACGGCGTCAAAATTCACGGTGCCGCCAAAATAACTTTCAAATACCCGAGCGGCTTGTTTTGTTGGGTTGGCCACGGCCAGTTCGTTGAGCTTCATTTGTAAATCCTCGTTGTTGACTGTATTTAGCCCAGCTTATGCATTTGGCTAGTTGATTTTCCACCTGTTTTTTGCGTATTATTTTGGTTTCCAATTTGGTACCGACCGGGTCTCTAAATTCCCAACGACGACTGCGATCAGCCACCGCACTGCGAACAGCTATGTCATTGGTAAGGGCTGTGAGTTTGTTGTCCAGTTCTTTGAGCTCGCGTGCCAGGTTGTAGGCTCGATTTTTGTCGGCTATGCACCAGCTGAGTGCGCTACGGGTGGATCCAAACATGCCAACATCTGTTGCTGAACAAAATACTCGAAACTGGCTAGATTCTGGCACAATTCTGTAGTGTCCAAACACTTCATATACCCCGTCATCTGTTTGCCAGATCACATTGGGCATAAGGTCGCGAAATTCCTGGCGGAATATACGCTCTATTTCATGTTCTTGAATCATTTAAGCACGTAGGTCGTGGTCAGATATACTGTGGTAGCAACCAGCGCACCAATTATGCCAATGCCCCAGGAGATCAATTGATCGTTGCGTTTTTCGTTTATACGGGCCACCATGTCATGCACTTCGCGCATGAGTTTTTCTAAGCCGTTGATTTTGTCGTCCACATGCTCAAACCGCTGTTCCAGCTGGTTGTAGCGTTCAGCACACAGTTCCACGTGTGCTTCTAGACTTTTCTTTTCAATATCTGTGGCTTCGCTCATAGTCTAGTATTTATGGAGATAGGTGCAAACCAAATGTTCTGGCGTGAACCGGCAGTGCATAAAAAAGGTTCAATATCCGGGCAGTTATCAAGGTTTCGCAACATGGGTACACCTTCGGCATCTGTCAATAGAACCTGGCAGGGATCTGATTCGGGGCCAAACGCACCGGCTGTTTCGCTTTCAAATTCAAACATCCAGCGAGTACCAGTTGAGTCGGGTATAGGGTCGGTGATGTCAAACAGTTGAGTGCGCAGACCAATGATCTGCGTCAGGGTTTCCCAATTGCGTTGTTGATTACGGCTGCGATTCCAGTCAGACTGATCTGCAATTGGTTGACCAGCTCGGTCATGGTGTGGTATTCTGGTTGATTTAAAATGCCCAGTGATGCCTGTGGCAGTGATATCAAATAGAGTCTGGCACACAAATCTCATGGGTATTGTCGCCCCAGTTCATACAGAACTTCGACCTGTTCACACAGGCGATCCAGTTCTGGATTGTCGGTGCGGGCATGAAATATGTCAACCCAGCGTTTTTGTTGCTCTAGCTCGGCTAATTCCTTTTGTAGTTCCGGATCTTGCGAGTGCAAAGTGCGTTGAGTACTGCCTGGTTGTCGAGCATATACTGTGCGCCCACCGTCGGGACTTTCAAATATAGTGACTTCTGTGATTTTGCTAACTTGCATGATTGTATTTAATGAATATAACATGGACCCAAATAAAGTCAACAAAAAACCCGCCGAAGCGGGTTTTGTGCAATCAAATGATTTGATTAAGATGCTGACAATTTGAAACCAATGCTTGTGCATGAATCCAACTGGAAACCTGTATAGGTCACGTTGGCAGCTGCCAAGAACAACGCTGTGTCAGTTGTTGTTGGAGGATTTGCTGCACTGTTACCAAATGCGCCTGTTGGGAATACACCAAAGCTGATAACGGTGCCGTCAACCTGATATACTGCTACTGTTGCTGTTTGCTGAATTGCCTGAATAACGTTGCTAACGTACTCGTTAACATCTTGTTGGCCGGCAACAGAAGTGTTAGCTACAACGCGATAAAAGTCTAACTTGGGACCAGCAAAGTTTACTGGTGTTGCTGCTGTGCTTGCGCCTGCTGCTACTGGGTTGCGAACGTCTGTCGCAAATACTGGTTGTGCGCCACCAGATACGGGTGTAATAAATGCCATTTTGATTCTCCTTAGTATATGGACTCAAGGTCCTACTAATATTTACCTTTTGGGCAAAAAATACAGAGTTAGGTGGCCAAATTGGGGTTGTTTAAGATACGATTTCCAGCACTGAATCCAAACCTATTGACCAGTTTGGCACGGCCTGCGGGGGTTGCAAGCACCCAGCCTTCCTGCCCAGGCTGTTGGCGATCCAGCTGAGCCAGCATGTCGGTTTTGATTTCGTGCAACAACAGGAATGCTGTAAAAGCAGCAGAGATACCATCCATGTTGCTACGGGGACTCTGCAGGTATTCTATAATGTTGGCAAACTTTCTCGGAGTCACATTGTTTTTGAGCCAGGCACCAAAGTCTGGCAAGAGATTGTCGTAGTTGCTTGTAATTCTACTGTTGATGTAGCGTTTGCACAGTTGTGGCAGGTCGGTGATTCCGGCTGCTCGCAGTTCTGCAGGATTGAACAAGCCGTCTATGGCCTGGGCATTTTGATTGACTATCTGTTTGAGCTGTTGAATCAATTTTTTATTGGGTACCACATTTTTGATGTCTTTGACTGTGGGTTCAATGATCAACAGTCCCGACACCGGTTCAAGATTCACATGGTGTATAGGCTCTGCGTCGGCATCTACTGTTTTGTATCTGGTATGTGCCGCAATGCCTACCTCACTGGTGCCAATACGTTCACCCAACTTGCTGGTGGCAGGTATCTTGTATTCTACAAAATTGGGTTTAAAAACATATGCACCAGCCACTTCGGGCGGAGTTTCTGTGTACAGTAAATCTCCTTGTATGTAACCACGAAAGTTTTCCGGAGTGGCGGCACGCAATAAAGGAAATAATTTTTGATAGATAGCAATCAGTCCGCCACGTTCACCGCCACGCTGGGCCATGATTCTGGCAATTTGTTCGAGACTGGTGGCCAAGCCATCATAGCCCTTGGCACCAAACCCGCTTTTATCGGTTAGTACAAATTCGCCTGTGGGCTTGCGGCCCCATATGATGGCAGGTTTGCCGTCCCACTTGACTGTGGTGGTCTTTTTGGTATCCTCGGCGGCATGCATGATAATTTCCAAAGCTTCACGTACACCACGTATGCCACGTTCAAATACCAGATCTTCAATGTGTTCTATCCTGGCGCTGGCCGCTTCAAATATGGGTTGCATGCCTTGATTCACAATACGGTCACGCAGGCGTGCCAAAAAGTTTACATCTGTGACCGGTTGATACAGTTCAGTGCTTTCCAGGAAAGGCAGGCCTTCACGTTCCATGTGTTGCTTGAAGTCGGCCAGTTTCTCATCACGCCGAGGATCTTTGGCCAAGGCCGCCAGGATAGTTTCCACACTGGCCAGGTCGGCACCTGTGGCTGATCGGTTCAGCAACATCTTGGCCACCTGATCCGGGTCATCCGTTATTACTTTGTTGGTGGCACGATCGGCTATGCCAGCAATTTGATTCATTTTGTAGCCCATGCTCTTGGCTAGGCTGTTCATAAGCACGTTGCGCTCGCGGCCTTTGTACTTTGAGTCGGCAGGCATGGCCCCCAACACAAATTTTGACCAGGGCACATTGTTAAGGAACATAAAGTCGGTCTGCACATAGCCACTATCTGGTCTACCATTGATAGGTGTTTTGAAATGTACCGCTGTGCCCGATTTACGTACCCATTCTTCGGGTTTGAATCCATGACTCTGTGCCCAGCGTGTCAGCTGTGCCACCATTTGTTCTTTGGAGACCTGGGCAGTGTCTACAGCAATGTCCAAGTCGCCCGATGTGGCCTTGATACCAGTTGAGCCCAGCGTGTTGTTCTGTAGATCAAGTCCGGGTACCAGTTCTTCTAACCAGGCCAAGGTTGATTTTACATCAGTCTGGTTGATACGTTGCGTAACAGCACGACCATTGGCGTCCTTGAATACGTTGCCACCTTCAAACAAACTGGTGCTCATCGAACCGTTCTCTTTTTAAACTTTTTGTTTTCGTTAGTTGCTTTAACTACGTTGTTGCCTACATCGCTGGCAGTAACTGCATCCTCTAGTTCTTTCTTGAGTTGAGCTTTTTCTGCAGGAGTCAGGGACTGATAGGAAGTGACCAACTGTTGAATAAATTTTTGTGTTTGAGGATCCACAGGCTTGGCTGGCTCGGCTGCTGATGCTGACTGTGCTGGCTGACCGCCAACAGCTTTCATTGATGAAGCAATGATGGCATCATCAACTCCGGCCTGTTTCATTATGGCGGCAACAGCTTCACTGTCAGTTGGGCGTCCGGCTCGTTTCCAAGCAGACATCAATTTATCTGCGGTCACTTTGGTTGTTAAATTTGTACCTATTGTTATTGCTTTGTTGGCCACAGCACTGGCGGCTTGACCGGCTGCACCTTTGACTCGGTCCCATACGCCTTCGTGTAATTGTTGTATACGGGCA